AGGGACAAAGAGAAAGCGCATAGTCTGTATGCTCCTGTTCGTGATAACATCAGGGTCAAGGATTCGACAGGCAAGAATATGGCATGGGTAGAGAGCGTAGTCAAAAGCTATCAGCCAGACATACTTGTGTTGGACATGGGTGATAAATTTGCTACGATGCATGGGTACAATAGACAAGATGAGGCATTGAAAGCAAACGTAATTTATGCTAGAGAGATAGGCAAGCAGTATGGTTGCGCTGTATTCTACATGTCACAGTTGTCGGCTGAAGCAGAAGGTAAGACAGTTCTGAACCAAAGCATGATGGAAGGGTCAAAGACAGGCAAGGCAGCAGAGGCAGACCTGATGATACTGATTGCAGCCAACCCACTCATCGAAGGGCAGAACAAACAAGACCCACAGCGTCACCTAAATATTGTGAAGAACAAGTTGACAGGATGGCATGGAAGACTACATTGTAATTTAGATAATGTTTACGGGAGATATGAAGTATGAAGATAACACTGGATGTAGAGAATACTGTGACAAAGCGTGATGGTAAGATGCATCTCGACCCATTTGAGCCAGAGAATACGCTGGTCATGGTGGGTATGCTGACTGACCAAGGTCAATGTCTTACGTTTCCGTTTGACCACTCTGACCATCCCAATCAGGACGATTACTACGAGCGTGTGCAGATGCTTCTTGACGAGGCCACTGTTCTTATATGCCACAATGCAGCGCACGATTTGCTTTGGCTGTGGGAGTCAGGCTTCAAGTATGATGGCCCTGTGTTCGACACGATGCTGGCAGAGTATGTCTTGCAACGTGGGCAGAAGGAGCCACTGTCGCTTGAGGCGTGTGCAGAGCGTTACGAGTTGGACACAAAGAAGCAGGATACGCTGAAAGAATATTTCAAGCAGGGTGTCAGCACTCGTGACATACCTTACAATGAACTGACTGAGTATCTGGTCGCTGACCTTGAGGCCACGCAACAACTCGCTGACAAGCTGATGCATCGTTTGAACACACCAAAGGATAGTGGACTGATGAGTACAGTTGACCTTACGAACCAAGTGGCTGTGTGCTTGGCTCGTATCTATCAGCGTGGTCTGACTGTAGACATGGACGCACTTGAGGATGTTAGGGCTGAGTTCCAACAAGAGAAGGACATGCTGACGTACAACCTGACAGCACAGGTGCGTGAGTTAATGGGGGATACCCCAGTTAATCTCAACAGCCCAGAGCAACTGTCTTGGGTTGTCTATAGTCGTAAGCCAAAGAACAAAACTGTGTGGGCTAACGCCATCCATCCTTACATGAAGGAGAAGGACTTTAAGGATGTTGTAAAGACTGAGACAGAGATTGTCTACAAAACAGGTGCAATTAAATGTAGGCCATGCAATGGGACAGGATACATTCGCAAGACAAAAAAGAATGGTGACCCATACAACAAACCAAACAAATGTGTAGACTGTGCTGCATCAGGTTTTCTCTACCAGAGAACAAAGGAAGTTGCTGGCTTAAAGTTTACTGCACCCAATGCCAAGTGGGCTAGTGCCAATGGCTTCTCCACAAGCAAGGGTAATTTAGCTATACTGAAAGGCATAGCCACGCAGAACAACATGCAGGTAGCTAGAGATTTTCTCAATGATGTCAGTAGGTTGAGTGCATTGGATACATATCTATCGTCCTTCGTTGATGGCATCAAGACACATACAAAGTATGATGGCAAGTTACATGTTCGATTGTTGCAGCATCGCACGGCCACAGGTCGCTTCAGTGGTGCTGACCCCAACATGCAGAACATGCCTCGTGGTGGTACATTCCCTGTCAAGCGAGTGTTTGTATCACGTTTTGATAATGGTAAAATTGTGGAAGCAGACTTCGCACAGCTTGAGTTTAGGGTAGCTGCTTTCCTGTCACAAGATGGAGTTGCAATTGATGAAGTATCTACTGGATTTGATGTACATGCGTATACCAGTGAAGTTATTACTAATGCTGGTCAACCGACAAGTCGCCAAGAAGCAAAGGCGCATACGTTCGCGCCGCTTTATGGAGCAACGGGCTTTGGGAGAACTCCAGCGGAGGCAGAGTATTACACACACTTCACGGAGAAATACAAAGGCATCGCAAATTGGCATTCCCGACTGGCTAAAGAGGCTTTAGAAAACAGAAAGGTTGTTACACCTTCTGGCAGAGAGTTTGCTTTTCCTGATGTGCAGAGGCTAGAGAGTGGACGTGTTTCACATTTTACACAACTCAAGAACTATCCTGTGCAGTCGTTAGCTACAGCAGATATTGTTCCGGTTGCTTTGCTACACATTGACACACTACTGCACTATGCCAAGTCTTGTATCGTAAACAGTGTGCATGACAGTATTGTGATTGATATGCATCCTATGGAGGAAAGGCTTGTGTTACAAGCGATTAACACAACTAATAAAGAATTACCTGGACTAATTGCTAGTAGGTGGGGTATCGACTTCAATGTGCCTCTCATATTAGAAGCAAAAATTGGTCCGAATTGGCTTGACACGAAAGACGTAATGTGATATAACTCGTCTTTATTTTTGACAGAAAGGAGTCAACAAGTATGAGTGAACTGACAACTATTGATACTAACAACTACGCAGCTATGGCACAGATGATGGGCATGGCTTACGACACTGGTGAGAAGAAGGCTAGTCTGGCACGGCTGCGCATCAACAAGAAATCTATTATGGGTGACGCTGACGTAAAGGGCAAGACCATGAAGATGGAGATTGTGTCTGCTGGTGCGCTGGGTTTGCAGAACACAGACAACCAAGTTATCTATGCTGACAAGGTTGTGCTGCGTCCCTTTATTCAACGCTTTATGTATCAGCGATACGATAGCAATGCCAACAATTATCAGAAAACTGTCATGGCAAACAACCTAGACATTGACCTTAAAGATACTGGTGGTACGTTTAACTGTGGAAAACCTGGTGGGTACATCCAAGACTTTGATGCATTACCAGATGGTACGAAGGAACTTATACGTCAGATACGTAGGGTTCGTGTTGTGTTTGGTACTGCATCTATGTCCGGTGTAACCAAGGAAGGTGACGCACAAGAAGTTACTGATGTTCCTTGTGTGTGGGAAGTTGATAGCAAGGAAGGTTTCAAGAATGTGGGTCAGGCTTTTAATAAGCTGGGTCAGATGAATCGTCTTCCCCCACAGCATTATATGATGGTTGAGACTCAAGGCCGTGAACTTCCGACTGGTTCTACATACTATGTTCCTGTAGTGAGTGTGGACATTGATAACAACCTTGAGGTAACACCCGACGACCAAATTGTATTCAAGGAATTTATGGAATACATTGAAGGTTTTAATACGTGGGTTTTGTCTGAGTGGGATAAAGCCGCAGAGAACAACATGTCTTCTGAGGAAGAGGATATTGTTGATGGGTTTATAGATGTAGATGTAGACGCCGATGTTAACTAATAATGTTTTTGAAGCACATGGCATCAGACATCTATCTCCAAGCAGTATAAATACCTATATAAGTGACCCACCTATGTGGATAGCTAGGTATTTATTTAAAGTAAAATCTCCCAGTGGTGCTGGTGCAGTTAGGGGGATAGCCTCAGAGTTTGTGTTGGCTAACAAATACAAAGAGGGTAAGTTTGACTACGACATGCTAGACATGAAATTTCTAACTCTTTGTACTGAATCCAACGTAGACTTAGAACACAAAAAAACAGAGAAGGAAAGGAGCCTTTTAAAAAATTTTGGTGAGGTTATAGACGAGAACTTTGACTACGAAGATTTAGAAGATTATCAAGAGAGGGTTGAAGTTCGATTGGAAGATATGCCTATACCCATCATGGGTTACATAGACTTCAGGTTTAAAAATAAAATTGTAGACTTGAAGACAACTACTAGAATGCCATCACAGCCTACGGAAGCACAAAAACGGCAGATGGCGTTCTATTCTATGGCTTATCCAAACGATAGCGTAGACTTGTTTTTTGCCACACCAAAAGAGCATAAAAAATTTACGCTTGATAATTTAACTGCACACAAAAAACAACTAGAAAAGGTTGCGTATAGTATGCAGAAATTTTTGTCGATTAGTAATGACAAACATGAGTTAGCTTCTTTTGTTTACCCAAACTTTGACTCTTGGACTTGGGGTTACAAGATGAAAGAAGAAGCCAAGAAGATATGGAAATAGAAAGGAGAATTAAATGGATGACAAACTTGAACTTGATGCTCTCACAGAAGAGATTAAACTTACTGAACAGAAACTCAGCGACTTACGTAAGGAATATCGTGAACGCAAAACTGCTGGAGTTCGTGCAGCTATTGAAGCGCGTAACGAAGCAGACAAAGTTCTCCGCGAAGAATTAAGGGCCATTGGATATCGTGACCCTGTGGACTTTTGGCGTGGTCGCTCACTGTAGTGTTTAACGGCAAAGCATATCGGGCAGCACGAAAGAATGGGTATCGTAGTGGTCTGGAGCAATCAGTTTCCGAAAAACTAATGCAGCTAAAGATAAAGTTTTTATACGAGGCTGTAAAGATTGAGTGGGAAGACTTAGCATACAGAACCTACACACCCGACTTCGTGCTGCACAACGGCATTATCATTGAGACAAAGGGTATGTTTACTGCTGCTGATAGAAGGAAGCACATAGCTGTAAGTAAACAGCACCCAAAACTGGACATTCGTTTTGTGTTTGAAAACAGTAGACGTAAGCTACGCAAGGGTGCCAAATCATCTTATGCAGAATGGTGTATAAAGCATAACTTTAAATACTATGACAGAATCATTCCTGAAGATTGGTTGAAAGAAAAAGGAAAGAATAAACATCCAAAGTTTATACCATTCAAGGGCGAAAAAAAGAAAGGAGTTTATCGTGGCAAGAGCAGTAGAAAATGAAGACTTTTTAATTAGAATACGCCCTACATACTTAGCTAGTGGCGAGTGGACGGGTGATGCAGAGGTATCTGTTATAACATCTGAACATAATGAGTTGACAGATGAAGTGTATCGTGGTATGGAATTGTTTGTAAAAA